CTACGGGGCAAGCCGGACAAAGGCCAATGTACGGGGCTGGAACTCCTACAGCGGGAGCGCCAAGGAGGACATCGAGGACAACCTGGACCTCCTGCGGCAGAGAAGCCGGGACGCCTACATGGGTATCCCGTCGGCAACAGCCGCGTTAAAGACGCTGCGGACAAACGTAATCGCCGGGGGCCTCATGCCGTCCCCGCAGATCGACGGGGACTATCTCAAAATGACGAGCGGGCAGGTGGAGGACCTGCAAGCGCAAATTCTCCGGGAGTTTTCTCTATGGGCGGATTCTACAGCCTGCGACGCCGACCGGGTGGACGACTTCTACGGCCTCCAGCAGCTTGCATTTCTAAGCTCCCTGATGAACGGAGACGCTTTTGCCACGCTGACTTTGAAGCCGAGGCCGCAACAGCCCTACGATCTCCGGGTGCGGCTGATCGAGGCGGACAGGGTGTGCTCCCCCAACTACCGGGACCGCATGACACGCGGGACGGTGCTGGGCCGGGATGTAGAAAGCATCGTGCAGGGTGTGGAGACGGACGAGGACGGGGAGATCGTTGCCTACTGGATCGCCAACAAACACCCGCGCTCCTACTCCACATTGAAGCCGCAGGACTGGAAACGGGTGGAGGTCTACGGGAAAAAAACCGGCATGAAGAACATCCTCCACATCATGCAGCGGGAGAGGGCCGGACAGCGGCGGGGGGTTCCCATCCTGGCCCCGGTGCTGGAGACGCTGAAACAGCTGGAGCGTTACGCCGAAGCAGAGACGACGGCGGCCCTGCTGGGCGCGATCTTCACGGTGTTTGTGAAGAAAGGCAGTATCAACGATGAAGGGCCGTTTGGTCAGATGATGCGGGAGGAGCTGCTGAACCGCATGACCGGCGGAGGGGAGCGGGACCCTAGCGACCTGGAGCTGGGCGCTGGCCTCATTATGGATCTGGAAATGGGCGAGAGCGTGGACACGGTGGAGACGCAGCACCCGCATACGGGTTTCGACGCTTTCACACTGGCCCGAATGAAGGAAGTAGGCGCGGCCCTGGAAATCCCTGTCGAAGTGCTGTTTAAGCACTTCACCACCAATTTCAGCTCTGCCCGCGGCGCACTCAACGAGTTTTGGCGGACGTGCGACATGATGCGAGATAATTTCGTTGACGATTTTTGTCAACCGATTTATAGCGCTTGGTTCACAGAGGCCGTGGCGCGGGGGAGAATCGACGCGCCAGGCTTTTTTGATGATCCGGCCATTCGGAAGGCCTACACGGACTGCAAGTGGAACGGACCGTCCAAGACGGCGCTCAATCCCTCTCAGGAAGTTGAGGCCGCGATTAAACGGGTTGAGGCCGGGTTTAGCACGGCGCAGGACGAGGCTGCGCAGATGACAGGGACAGACTTCCGAAAGAATATGCGCCAGCAGTTGGAGGAAGGACGGCTAAAACGGGAGGTCGATGAAATCAGACACCCGGCTTTGCCCGCGCCCGCCCAAGACACACAGCAAAACCCCGGACAGCCTGAGTAGGCCATCCGGGGCATTCAAAACTTTTTGATTTTTTCTGAAAAATCTCTTGACTTGTGGCGTGCTACATGGTATGATTGTAACACGCTACAAGGAGGTGAGACTTTGGCACCAGAAAGTCGTGCTGAGTATTTTCGTGAGCGCCGAAAAATCATGAAACAATTTTGTGTTCTTTCAAAGCGTGAACGGGTGGAAGCCTTAGAAGCGAAATTGAAAGAGCAGGGAAAAACAAAGGTTCAATGGTTTGAAGAAAAAGCTGACGAGGAAATCGGCAAATAAAAAGGACACCCGCTGCCCTGACAAGCAAACGCGAGTGTCCTACACACCAACCCCGGAGGATCGATAAATTCAGTATATCAAACCTCCTGGGAAAAATCAAGGAGGTTTTTCAAATGGCAAGGGCAAAAGGTGCTATCATCAATTTCCCGACGAGAGCGACCGCTATTGGCGAAGACGATGCGTTTTGGCTGATTGCAATTTCATCTGGGCTGAAAGACGAGTATTCATGTGAGTATGATACAAAAAACGACTGGTGGAAGATAACAATAAAGGCCGGAACCCGCGAGCAGGCCGATTCATTGGTTGAGAAGTGCCGCCACATTTTGGGCTGGGATACGAAGGAGATCGAAAATGCCTCCACGAATTGATTTGACCGGCCAGCGGTTCGGGCGGTTGGTGGTTATTAGCGAGGCCGGAAGAAGCAACGACGGGCAAACCCTGTGGCATTGCTTATGCGATTGTGGAAAAGAAACGACGGTACAAGGCAGGCATTTGCGGGAGGGAAATACAAGAAGCTGTGGGTGCCTGATGCAAGAAAGCAGGATAAAACATGGAGAGGCTGGAAGCAGACTGTATCACACCTGGAATGACATGATACAAAGATGCCATAATGAAAACCACAAATGTTATGCAGATTATGGTGGACGAGGTATTAAAGTTTGTGAAATATGGCTTCATGACTTTGCGGCCTTTCGGGATTGGGCAGTTTCAAACGGATATGTCGATGATTTGGAAATAGATAGAATCGACAATGATCGAGGATATAGTCCAGAGAATTGCCGCTGGACTACGAGAAAACAGCAGACCAGAAATTGCAGGAGAAACCACCTGATTGAATACCGGAGAACAACAAAACCATTGGCAGAGTGGGCGGAAGAAAAAGGTATGTCTCCAAGAACTCTTAATTCAAGAATCAGGAATGGCTGGACAGTTGAAGAAGCCCTTGAAACGCCGGTTGGCGAGAGCAAAAGCCACAAGAAAAAATAAGCTACATATCACAGGGAGTACCCGCAAAAGCGGGCGCTCCCATTTTCATGCCAAAAACAAGGGGAGGGAAACCAAAGTGGCTAAGAAATTCTGGCAATTCCGAAATCTGGCCGTGGGGGGAAGCGCGGAGCTGCTGCTTTACGGCGATATTTCGGACACGAGTTGGTGGGGAGACGAGGTAACGCCAGGGCAGTTTGCCGAGGAGCTGAACGGGCTGGGGGCAGTTACGGAGATCACCGTGAGAATCAACAGCGGCGGCGGTGACGTGTTCGCTGCGCAAACCATAGGAAATCTCCTGGAACAGCACAGCGCGATGGTGACAGCCCGGATTGATGGGCTTTGCGCGTCGGCGGCTACCGTCGTTACCAGCCATTGCAACAAAGTGATTGCGGCCAACGACAGTTCTTACATGGTCCATCCGGTTAAGCTGGGAATCCGTGGCTATGCGGGAGCGGTGGAGTTACAGGAATATCTCAACGCCCTGGCTGTAATCAAGGAAAACATCATCAGCCTTTACGCAAAAAAGACCGGGCACACCAAGGATGAAGTGACGGCCTGGATGGACGCGACGAGCTGGTGGACGGCGGCCCAGGCAAAGGAGAACGGGTTTGTAGACGAGCTGACAGACGATGAACAGGAGACAGTTGTGGAGAACCACAACGGCCTTCTGTTCGTTAATAGCATCAACATGGGCCTCAAGTTCGACAAGACCCCTAAATTCGTGCAAGAAAGTTTGACGGCGGAGAGCGCCGCCGGATGGCCTGCAAATAAAAAACCGGCGGGACAGCCGGAACAAATCAAGGAGGTACAGGACATGGACATCAAGACTGTGGACGACCTGCGGAAAGCCTGGCCCGCACTGGTTGACCAAATCGAGCAAGCGGCGGCGGCAGCAGCGGTAAACGCCGAGCGGGAACGCATCAAGGGCATCGAGGACGTGGCCCTGCCCGGGAGCGAGGAGCTGACGGCGGAGGCCAAGTTTACCACCCCCATGAGCGTCAGCGACTTCGCCGTGGCGATGGTGAAGGGAGCAAAGACCAAGGGCGCGGCCTTCCTGGACGCCATGCGGGAGGACGGGAAAGAGAGCGGGGCAGAAGGCGTGGAAAATCCGCCCGCCCCGGAGGACAAGGACCCTGTGAACGCGGCCAGGGCCAAGGCCAAGGCGGACGCCGCAGCGTACTTGGAGAGCAGGAAAGGGAGGAAGTAAACCATGCGTGAACTGATGAACAAGGCCGGAGAGACCGGCCAGGACAACCTCATTGCCGGGGCGTTTCCCCCTGCGGAGATCACCGGAATCAAGATCGCTGCCGGACAGGGCCAGCTTTTGCGCGGGACGGTGCTGGCGGAATCGGACAGCGGGTGCGTTGTTTTAAGCGCCGCAACCACCGGCAAGGCGGCCTATATCCTCACTGACAACGTGGACGCCACGGAGGAGGTCGGGACGACCGGATACCGCGCCGGTAACTTCAACACCAAGGCCCTGATCGTGGCGGAGGGCTACGAGCTGACCGAAGCGGACCGGGACAGCCTGCGGAAATACCGCATCGTTCTGAATGACAATGTTCAGTAACAGGAGGGACAGAACGTGAATATTTACGAGACGATCTATATGCTGGCGGCCATCGAGGAGCTGCCGCTGGAGCACACCTTTTTCAAGGATCGCTATTTCCCCACGGACGACATGATGGACGTTTTTAATACCAGCAAGGTCTTGGCGGACTACCGGGAGGGGAAGCGGAAGAAAGCGCCCTTTGTGGTGCCGCGCATCGGCAGCGTGCCCGTGGGGCGCGAGGGCTTCAAGACCTATGAGCTGGAGCCTGCGTACATCGGCCTGTCCATGCCCATGACCATCGACCAGCTCAACAGGCGGGGCTTCGGGGAGAGCATCATGTCCGGCATGACGCCGGAGGACCGGGCCAGATATTTGCAGCTCCACGACATGGAGGAGCTGTCCGCCCGTATCAGCCGGACGGAGGAGTGGATGGCCTGCCAGACCATGCTCAACAACGGATGCACCATGCGCCACGAGACGGACAAGGAGGGCGTTTACGAGGACGTGGAAGTGAAGTTCTACGATGAGGAGACCAACCCCGCCCTGTTCACGCCCGCCGCCGTGTGGAAGCACAGCACCATTGACACAAAGGGCAACATCACCGTGGGCAACTGGTACGAGGACATCTATCAGATGGTGGCGCGGCAGAAGCGGCGCGGTATGCCTGCCACCGATCTTCTGCTTTCCTCCGATGTGGGCGCGTTCATCATGGAGGACCCGTGGTATCTCCGTATGCTGGACAACCGGCGGGTGGAAATGGGACGCATCCAACCCACGGAGCTGACCGAGTACGTCACCCACCTGGGCGCGTTCAACTTCAAGGGCCGTTTGCTGGACCTTCTGGTGAGCGACGGCGGCTACGAGGACGAGGACGGGACCGACAAGGCGTATCTGGACGACGGCAGCGTGGTCGTCACCGCCCCGAACGTGGGGCGCGGTCTCTACGGAGCGATCACGCAGATGGAGCGGGACGAGGAGTTCCACACCTACGCCGGAAAGCGCGTCCCCCAGCATATTGCGGATGTCAAGAGTCAGACCAAGGAGACGAAGGTTGCGTGCAGCCCTCTGATGGTGCCTAAGCGTAAGAATCCCTGGTGCGTGGCAAAGAAGGTCCTGGGCTAATGGGGACCCCGCGCAAGCCCAGCGTAAGCGGGTTGCGCGGGGAGAGGACGAACACCGGAATGAGCGAGCTTTGGCCGTGGGCCGAAGCGAGGGATATGGAGGTCGTGAGGACGATATGGCGCTGTTTGACCTTGAACAACACTTCGGAGAGGACCCGCCCAAGGAATGGAAGCGGCCCACGTTCAAGGACTGCGCGGCGGTGGACATCAGGCGTGTGTTCTTCGACGAGAACGAGTTTGCCGAGCGGCACAATGTAGACGGCGTGGACGCGCTGATCGTCCTGGAGGATGTGGACGTGCGGGAACACGCCGCGCACTGGGAGGCCGGTGCGAAGCAGAACTTTGACACCGGCCTCTATGACGCTTACCGGATACTGTATATCCCGGTGGAGGACTACGGCGAAATGCCCCAGTCGGGGAACCTGGTGACGATAGACGAGGGCACGAAGGACGAGCAGTTTTTTACCCTGAAGAGCTGCGAGGACGAGAACGGGATATACCGTATGATCCTGGAAAGGGTGAGACAGGGGTAAGTCCGGGGACCCCGGCGAAACCCAACGAAGCGGTTTCGCTGGGGAAAGGAGGAGCACCGGAATGAGCGAGCTTTGGCCGAAGGCCGAAGCGAGGGATATGGAGGTTGCGACGACGTGGTTACTTATGATGCGGGGCAAATGCTCCTGACGGTCGACGATACCGGAGTGGAGCGGGCCTTGGGGAGCTTGTACCGCAAGACCCCCGCTGTGCTGAAAGTAGCGATCAACCGGACGGCGCGGCAGGCCAGAAAGGACCTGATCGCGGAGGCGGAGAAACGGTATGCCCTGACCGCGAGAGGCAAGGCGCGTCTGCGCCTGCTGAAACTGAGGAAAAGCGCCACGAACACCAGCCTTGCGGCGGAGCTTCGGCAGGGTGACGAGGGGCTTACCCTGAACGCCTCCTATTTCCAGCACTCTCCGACGGTGCCGCGCATGGGCGTTGCGGCGCTGCATGGACCCGCGTTCCAGCGGGTGCGGACCCTGCAAGGGGGACCAATGGAGGAGCTGACCGCCACCGGGAGCGAGAGCAAAGGATTTTTGATCCGGGTAAGCAATGCCAAGAACGATCACCTGATGTTTGCCCAAAGACTTTTAGGCTCCTCCACCAGCAACACCGCGACCAAGACCGGAAAGCCAAGATGGAGGAACGCCGCCGGGAGCGTGGAAAAGGCGTATGACGTAAACCGCATCGGTGCGTCCTCCCAGCAGCGCGCGGTCTGGCACAGGGGCGTTGACACGGCGGCGGCGGAGAACCTGGAGCGGTTTTTGGCGCAGCGCATTGAGCAGGTGATCGCAGCGGCGAAGTAAGGGGGCGGCCCATGAAGAAGGACTACACAATAGCAGTACGGCGTGCTGGCGTCGGCGGGACCCCGCAGATTTGCCAGGACGCCTTGATCGAAATGCTGGAGGCGCTGTTTGCTGGAAAGAAATACACCGGCCAGGAGGGGCGGAAGGAGTTGCAGATCATCAAGCAGAATCTCCCCATACCCAAGCGGCAGAGGGACAGAACGGCAGACACAGGCGAGGCGGCGGCCCCGTATATCCTGGTGGAAATGAACGAGGGCGCTATTCTGGACGACGACAGTCCGCAGATCGTGGAGTTCAGCCTGGTGATCTGCTGCTATGACAAGGGGACGGATAACGAGGGATGCCAGGATGTCGCCAACGTCAAAGAGGACATCATACAGCGGATATGTGCGCGGCCATATTTTGGCGGCGCTTTTACGATCCTGAAGCCGATCACATGGGCACTCCAGAAAGACAGGACGCCGCCGTATTACTTTGGGGCGGTAACGATGAACTGTACCGCGCCAGCTATGACACAAGACACTGAAATGGAGGTTTTAGTATGAGCACGACAAAGGCCAAGAAGCCTGCGGCGGAGGCCGCAGAGGAGATCAAGACCATCCCCGCCGGGCCGGAGGGCACGGCAGGGGAAGCGTTAGGCGGCCAGGAGGACGACCCAGCCATAAGCTGTCCGGAGGACGGCCCGCGGGAAATGAAGCGCAGTCAGGAGGAACAGGACAAGGAGTTTTTCGCCAGGCTCCCTAACCCCTGCGTGTACTGTGGCCCCAGCGTGCGCGGTGTGGCGCGGCAGTTTACCGTGTACACCGGCGGCATCCCCGACGCGCTGAAAGAATTTATCAGGGAGCACCGGGCTGCCAAGTGGCTGCTCGTCAGCGTGGAGCGGTTCGCGCAGGTGCGCACGCGCCTTGAAACTCCCGGTACAGGGGAGTTTATTCTGTTTCGCAAGGTGCGCGATCAGATTACGCACGGCCGCTTGATGTGACCGCTGCAAAATATGAGGAGGAACTGATTTATGGCTTCTGCTTATAAACATGGCGTATATGTCAGCGAGCAAGATACAAGCTTGATTGCGCCGGTGGAGGGAACCGCAGGCCTTCAGGTGATTTTCGGAACGGCCCCGGTCAATATGCTGGAGAAGCCGGAAGAGGCGGTCAACAGGCCGAAACTGGTATACAGCTACCCGGAGGCGGTATCGGCGGTGGGCTATGTGCCCGACTTCGCAAAGTACACGCTCTGCGAAAGCATCAGCGCCAACTTTACCGTTGTAAACACAAGTCCGCTCGTTCTGGTGAACGTCCTTGACCCCGCCAGGCACAGTGCGGCCATTGATGAAGAGAGTGTGAACGTGGAGGACGGCGTGGCCCTGCTGGAAGAGGACGGCGTGCTGCTGGATAAGCTGGTGGTGAAGAATGGGGCAGACGAGCTGGAGCGGGACCTGGACTACACCACCGCATTCAACAACGACGGGACGCTGAACATCGTCCTGCTGGACGGCGGCGCGGGCACCGGTGCAAACAGCCTGACCGTGAGCGGGAAGAAGCTGGACCCGGATATGGTCACGTCCTCGGACATCGTGGGAGGCGTGGACATTGCCACCGGGAATGAAACCGGACTGGAATTGGTGCGGCAGATTTATCCGCGCTTTGCCATGACGCCGGGGATCCTTATGGCTCCCCGGTTCAGCAAGGACGCCACCGTGACGGCGGCGCTCCAGGCCAAGACCACGGAGATCAACAGTGTTTTCCGGGCGGTGTGCATCGTGGACATCGACAGTTCCAAGGAGACGGGCGCAACGAAGTATGCGGACGTGAAGGTGCAGAAGGAGCGGCAGGCAGCCACGAGCGCCAACTGCTACGCAGTATGGCCCTACGCGAAGGTGGGCGACGTGATCTACAGCGGCTCCACGCTGGCCAGTGCGCTGACTGCCTACACCGATGCCCAGCATCAGGATATCCCCAACTGGTCCCCCAGCAACAAGACCCTCTCCATCAGCGCGGCCTGTCTGGAGGATGGCACGGAGGTCATTCTGGATCAGGACCAGGCCAACACCATCAACGGCTACGGCGTGGCGACCTTCCTGAATATCAACGGATACCGGCTGTGGGGCAACAACACCTGCTGCTATCCCGGCAACACCGACCCGAAGGACCGCTGGTTTGCGGTGCGCCGCTTTATGTCCTGGGCGGCCAATACGTTCATTTTGACGTATTTCCAGAAGGTGGACAACCCCATGAACCGGCGGCTGATCGAGGCCATCGTGGACAGCGAGAACATCCGGGGCAACAGCTTTGTCGCCCGCGACATCTGCGCCCGGTACGAGATCACCTATGACGCGAAAGAGAACCCGGTCACAGACCTTATCAACGGGAAGATCACCTTCCACCAGTACATCACCCCATATGGACCGGCGGAGGACATCGAGAACGTGATCGAGTTCGACCCCTACGCGCTCAGTGACAAGCTTTCGGCGTAACAGGAGGGCATGAAATATGATCAGCAACAACTACGTACCTGAAAAGATCAACGAGTACAACGCTTACCTGGATGGGGAAAAAATGATCGGCGTTGTGCCGGACATCGACCTGGCCGAGATCGGCATGAAGGCAAGCGAGGTCGAGGGGGCCGGTATGCTGGGCGTACTGGACAGCCCCACTATCGGCCAGTTTGAGAGCATTGAGCAGGAGATCAAGTTTAACGTCCTCTACTCCAGCGCCATCAATATGCTCAGTCCCCTGGAGGCGGTGAATCTGACCTTCCGGGCCGCTCAGCAGGTGTACGACAAGAACGGCGGCTATGCGTTCAAAGGCCTGCGCATTGTGCAGCAGGGCCGCGTCAAGAAGTTCAAGCCCGGTAAGCTGAAGCGGGCGGAGGGCATGGAGGCCACTGTCACGCTGGAGCTGACGTACTACCTGATCGAGGTGGACGGCGAGATCATGCTGGAGATCGACAAACTCAATCCGAAGTACATCGTCTGCGGGAAGGACATGCTGGAGGGAATCAGCGTCCTTGTGTAACGACCATGATTCTGCAACGGCCCAATCGAGGGGCCGTGTAGAATTTAATTGCGCACGGGTACTCGATGTGCCCGTTGCGCAATTCACACAAAGCCTGCCCCCGGCAAGAAGCCGGGGGCGGGTGCATTTTCATTCAATCGAAGGAGGAGCATTACTATGTCCGAGAAGGAAAACATGGAGTACAAACCCGAAGTGAAGGTTGAGGGGGAGCAGGACCAGGAGCGGCGGCACGCCGTCACATTCAAGCGCCCCTATCTGTTCGAGCGCAGGGAATATGCGGAGGTCGATCTGAGCGGCCTGGACGAGCTGACGGTGAAGGACGCTATCGAGGTCCAGAAGCAGCTCTTCGGCCAGCAGGAAGTGGCAGCCTCCCTTCTGACGGAAACGACGACGGCCTTTGC